TTCGCAGGATCGCGTTTTAGGGTGAGGGTGGGGTAGATGGACGTTTTAGGAGAAGGTGCGAAAAAAGGGCCTTTAAATTTGGCATATGGAAGAGCCGGGGTTGACGCGGAGAAACTTGCAAAATGTGCTGTTGACATACATGATATAATGGTAATAAGGGGGTGTAAGCATGTTATACTACTATAACAAATGTCCGATCTGTGGAAAACTGTTCTATATTTCTGATCGTTGCAGTTGGGTCTATTGTTTACGGATAATGAGGCGTGTTGCAGTCAGGAAAAAAGTAAAAGACTCTAACAGAGAGTATGAAAGAACAGAATATTATTGCAGTTGGAGTTGTTACAGAAAAGCACAGTCAAAATACAAAAACGATGCAGAGTTTTCTTGTTTATTGAGGTGAGAGAGATAAATGAAATTATACACTAAAGAAGGGTGGATAAATCCCGATCTGATAGTTAATTGCAAAACGCCTTTTGTTTTGGCTATAGGTGGGCGTGGTATTGGTAAAAGCTATGGAGTTCTCAAAACTCTATATGAACAGAAAGAACCTTTTATCTATATGCGCCGCACTCAGTCACAGCTAGACGCGGTTACAATAGAGGCTCTCAATCCTTTTAACCAGATCAATACAGACTGCGGCTATCATGTCATAAGCGTGAAGACAGGAAAATACACAGTTGGATTCTATAATGGAAAAGAGGAAGAAGACGGGGTAAAGCCTGAGGGGGATATGTTCTGTTTAGGTATAGCTTTGTCAACATTTGCGTCTGTGCGTGGTCTATCTGCGGAGAGATACAAATACATTCTCTTTGATGAGATCATCCCTGAGAGACATGAGCGGCCTATTAAGGAAGAGGGTTTAGCATTTGCTAACGTTCTGGAAAGTTTGAACAGGAACAGGGAATTAACAGGTAGAGAGCCGTTAAAGGTTATTTTACTATCCAATAGCAATACACTGAATAGCAAGATTATATCTGTTTTAGGATGTATGGATGAGTTGGAGAGGATGACAAAAAGGGGGAATACCTATAAAGAGTTGAACAATGATATAACGATCATAAGGTATGAAGACAGCCCTATCTCGGAGCGCAAGCGCAACACAGCATTATACAGAGTTATAAAGAATGCAGACTTTCAGTCAATGGCATTAGATAATGAGTTCGCTGAAGCAGATTTTGAACATGTAGCAGTCAGACCGTTGTCAGAGTATAATATCATAGTGTCAATCGGTGAATGTACTATATGCAAGCATAAGAGCAAAAAAGAATATTATGTAATAGATGGAGTTAAGACGGATAAACACTATAACATGTTACCGATAGATAAGAAAGCTTTCCAAAAGCAATACTATTATATTTATGGCGCGGTGATTCGTAAGCAAGTGTATTTTCAGAGTGCCACAGTAAAAATTGAATTTGAAAGGGCATGGGAGAAATGACTAAACCGTCAGAATGGTATGAAATTTTCAGTATACGTGAATGGGGAAACATGCTGTCGCGTGGTGAAATCAGTGAACGCACTCTTAGAGATTTTTACGCGCGTGAACGCAGAACAGCAAAAAGCAGAATTCAGAATCTAAAGCGGAAAACAACTATAGAACAGTTCGGAGAACAGGAGATACCAGAGTTTGAACAGGTTAGGAACCTTAAAAATACTGAGTCTCTTGTACGTGAATTGGTGGATGTTCTGAGGTTTAACCGGCGAAGTACTAGTACAATAGGCGGCCTAAAACGTCAAAGAGCGTATAATATTGATGCTCTGCAAGAAATGGGTATTGATGTAGATGAAAGCAATTATGCTAAATGGCGTGAATTTGTAGAATGGTTCTCTAAATCTGAGTATAGCAAAAAATACGATTATCAGTCTCCTGCATTAGCTGAGGTTTTTGAAAACGCACCTGAAAGAGCTACAGCTAGAGACTATGAGAGGTTGTTTGAGAGCTATGACAGAAATATTAGTAAAAGAGGCAAAAGACGTAAATATAGCTGATATTCCCGCTTTTCATCAGCTTTATAGTTCTAATAGAGGTAGAACTAGAAAACTCTATAATAAAGAGGTATGCGCGTTTGATATAGAAACAACATGTATAGATGAAATTGAACAATCTATCATGTATCTGTGGCAATTCTGCATCGAGAATATTGTTATAGTTGGTAGAACCTGGGACGAATTCAAACGCTTTATAACTCTGTTGAAAAGCGTATCAGGCGGGAGAACTATAGTTGTATTTGTTCATAATCTCAGCTATGAAATACAATATCTTTCGGGAGTTTTCAATTTTGAGAACAAAGACGTTTTTGCCACAGATAGCAGGAAGGTGTTAAGAGCTAATATTGACAATATAGAGTTTCGCTGTTCATATCGTCTTACAAATTTATCTTTGAAAGCATTAACGGAGCGATATAATGTAGATCACAAAAAGTTAGATGATTTTGTCTATGATGAAAAACGCTATCCATGGACAGAACTAAATGAACATGACTTAACGTATGGTGTAAATGATGTTGTCGGATTGGTGGAAAGCATAAAAGAGATCATGAAATTAAATGGTGATGATTTCTATTCTCTTCCGTTAACGTCTACCGGCTTTGTCAGGCGTGAATGCAAGCGAGCAATGCGGCCACAGCATTTAAAGATAATGGAGTCTTTTCCCTCTTATGATGTATTTAGACTTCTGCGGGCTGAGTTCAGAGGGGGAAATACGCATGCAAATAGGTATTATGTAGATGATATCATAGATGGGCCTATTACTTCTATGGATATATCATCAAGTTATCCATCACAGCAATGCAATAAGCTGTTTCCGATAACTCCATTTGAAAAACTAGTCTGTCCAGATTGTTGGTTGATAGACAGTCTCATTGATCGGGGAAAAGCTGTATTGTTTGAAGTCACTCTTTTTGATTTAAAGCTTAGAGATAAGTATACGCCTATACCCTACATACCCTTTGCAAAGTGTGTTTATTGCCTTAACAGTAAGAAAGATAATGGGCGTATACTGTCCGCCTCTGAACTGTGCTTAGTGGTTAATGAGATAGACTGGAAAATCATCATAGCACAATACACATTTTCCGCTGAAGTGGTGCAAGGTTACTATGCAGGAAAAGGAAGACTACCTCAGGGTTTAATAGACTGCAATATTGAGTTTTTCAAAAGAAAAACAGAACTGAAGGGAGTAGAAGGACAGGAACTGTTTTATCTTAAAAGTAAAGAGTTGTTAAATGGTATTTATGGTATGAGCGTTCAGAATCCCGCTAAAACATCCATACTATTCAATCAATGTGCTTATGACTTAGATACCTCATTAACTGAAGAGGAGTTATTGAACAAAGCACGAAAACGCGCGTTCACTCTGTACCAGTACGGATGCTGGACAACTGCACATGCAAGAGACAGCTTGCAGGCGGGAATAGATCTGTGCGGCTATGATCTGCTCTATGTTGATACCGATTCATGCAAGTTTATTGGAAAGCATGATTTCAACGATTACAATGCAAAGCAGATAGAGGCGGCTATGTCTTCAGGGCTATATGCCACAGATAAAAAAGGTATCGTACACTATGGGGGTGTGTATGAATTTGACGGTGAATACGATCACTTTATAACACAGGGTGCTAAAAAGTATCTTTATTCGGACAAAACCGGTTTACATCTCACTGTATCAGGAGTGGGAAAAAAGGCGGGCGTCCGCGCTCTGATCTCCGCAGCAGGAGAAGGGAAAACAGACAAGGAAATAATGAACCTGTTTAGGGATGGTTTTATCTTCCATAACTGCGGAAAAACTGAAAGCATATACAATGACAGGAATTACGGGAAATATGAGATTGACGGACACACAGTAGACATAACGCGCAATATTGTTATAAAAGAACAGGATTATACAATGTCCAAAACTCAGGAATTCCGAGACGTTATATCAGACTGCAAAGAAAGTATAGCAAGAGCGTTAACAGCGTTAGAAAATTTTGAAAATTTATAGATTTCGTCATTTTGCCATATTGTATTTTTTGTTTTTAGGTGTATAATGAAATAAAAAACGCTTAAATACGGAGAAGGACATGAAACTTACTGAATTGGATAATTTAATAGCTAATGCTGTTGAAACTGAAAATATTGATAGTCTTTTTTCATATGGTTTTATGCATAATATAGATATGTATGAAATTTGGAGTGATGATAATAATACGTTAATAGGTTTTGGTGTTAATGATGATGTATATATATTTAGGGGGGCATTACAATGAAAACAGCACTTTACAAGAAAGAACAGTTCAGAGGATATGATATCATCGCTGTTTACCTCAATGGTGAGTATGCGAAACTCTATGTCATACACGGATACCAGATAAACGCAGATATCCTTGCAGATATCCAATATTATCAGAACGCGGGGTATGAAATTCAATTTGAGTTATAAACACCGCCCAAAGCCTAGCACACGCTAGTGCTAGGCTTTAAGAGGTGCTTATAAAGTGCCTACATTATATAAGGGGGTTCCGAAATGGAATTCATCAGAACTAGCATTAACACAGCGGACAAGAAGCAGGTTTACAGGATGACCAAAGGCGACAGCGCAAAGATTGAAGGGCTTGAGAAGGGCCTGTCTATTCCGGTTGACAATTACGCTCTGTATAAGGAGACGAAAGAGCGAAATAAGAATGACGGTAGCAAAGAGAGCTACGATCAGACCGTCCTCACCTTTACCAGCGGCCCGCATAAGTTCGGTACGATCTCAGCAACTTTCATCAAAAGCTTTCTTGAGATTCTTGACATTATGGGTGATGATAAGTTCGCCATTGTCATCACCGGGGGAACGTCCAAAGGCGGACGACAGTTTGTTAACTGTGAGCTTGATTGCGACTATGAAGTATAAAACGTTCCATTTTCTCATTAAGGTTGTAAAGCCTGATGATTCTACCGTAATAGAGGAGCACTCTGTAGTAGAATCAGACACGCAGTTTGGTGAATCTATGGCCTGCGGTAAAGTAGTTCGCTTTTATGAGGAACTGAGAATCTCAGGAGAGATCAAAGATTACCGACTCATGTACAACTGAACAAAGAATAACAGAGGGTGTAATACCCTCTGTTATTTTATACCGTAAATGTACGCAGGTTTAAAGTAGTTCACTGTGGTGTATGTCGTGTTTTCCATCAATGACTTTTCATAACACGTTCCGAATGTCACGCCTGTATCCTGCGGAGTTACAAGCCTGTCAAAGCAGTAGACTATATCAGAGGAATTAACCACACCTGATAAGCAGTTAATATGTCCGGGACGGCCTTTTATGATAACATGCTGTAAAAACTCTGTTTCATAGTCCGGATGAGTAGACAAGAGAAGGATTGCGCTATACCCGCTCAGATCTACAGTGACGGTCTGAGGCGCGAACTCCTGATTGATTGCCTGATTCGTCCAGAGTAGGGTGAAGATAGCACCGCCTGAGGGTAACACGATATTAGGGTCTAGTTTTGCCGCGGTTACAGCTCCATCCTGAATTTGAGCGGTGGTAACTGAATTAGATGCTAAGTTAACGTCTGTTATGGTATTCTGTGCAATCTTTATTCCCGTCACAGTCCTGTCTGTAATTTTAGCGGTAACTACAGCATTGTCTGCTAGTTTAGCGCGGGAAACAGCACCATCTGTGATTTGTGTTGCGCCCACAGTTCCGGGGAATATCTTGTCACCAGTTACAGCACTAGCTGCGATTTTTGCAGTAGTAACAGCCAAATCTGCAAGTTGTGCTGTTTCTACTGCCTCTGCTACTATATTCTCAGTATCTACAGCATTTGGGCCTAGCTCTGGAGCGGGAATAACTCCGCCCACAAATTTAGAAGCAGTCAAAACGCCATCAGCGATCTTATCAGCGGTTATTGCAGAATTTTTGATTTTTGGGGTAGTTACTGCATCGTCTACAAGCTTATCTGTAGTGATAGCACCTGCAAGTATTTTGTTACTTGTAACCGCGCCTGGAGTGATCTTATCTGCAGAGACACTTACATCTGCAAGCTTTGCACCGGTTACTGCGTTATCCTGAATTGCCGCAGTATTTACAGAGTTTGGGCCGATCAGACCTGCTACAGCCTGTTCTGCAATGTCTTTCGCCTCATCTGCTATGTCTTTCGCAGCTGTTGCTTGTTGATACGCCTCTGAAGACGTATCAACAAGCTGTCTCATTTCCGGAATTAGATCAGCAAACTCTTTCACTTTTGCCAAAATCCAATCTAGATTGAGTTGCTGAAGATTGGTAAAAGGAAATTTAAACATCGGTTGTCATCTCCGTTGTGGTTCCTGTAGCTGCGGGATAATGATAGATAAACTCCTTAAATCCCTCTACAGGGTCAAGCTGTTCATCTGCGATCATCACACAGGCGGTTTTAACATCCTGTTCATTCCATAGTGACTGACAGAGACCATGGAAACGTACTTTTGCCTGAGAGAGTTCTGTAAATCCCTCTGCATGAACAAAATAATTCCCGTTAATTACTTCGATGATTGCATACTTCACTTTCGTTTTCTCCTCTCAATTTTATTGTGCTAGAATAAGTTCTGTACCAACTGTGGTTTCTTCACAGTTAGTTCCTAGTGTAAATGTTGCGCCTGTTGCGATATTGGTTATGGCTTTATACAGTTTCTGACCTAGGATGAAATAATCTCCTGCGCTGTAAGTCTGAGATGCTGTAAGTCCTGTTTCAACTCCTGCGATTATACTAGCAAATCTAGTATAATTAGCTATACAGTTTTCAGTAATGAACAAGCCCAAATCAGCGCGGTATGTAAGGGCAGTGTTGCCCTCGTCAGCCCAGATGTTATTAACACCTAACAGCGTTTTAACCTGTATCGGGGTGAGTTGGTATATAATAGGATTAGCAAGTTCATAAACAACCTGTGCGCCGGTTGAAGGTAAAGTCCCCGCTGTATACACATCTCTATCACTAATCCATGTTTTGGGAATAGATTCCCCGTTATAGCTTTCGATGTATCCATCTGTTACAGTCAGCAATCCACCGGTTACATCGAGCGTACCCCCGTAGACTGTTCCTGCTTCTGACGGGAAGGTAATCTCGTAGGTTTCGCCCTGATAGGATTCGTATGCGCTGGCGGTGGAACCGAGTTCGAGCATTGGCTTTACGACCGTATTGATAACTGCCCCATTCAATACATTTATTTGGAATGAAAACCAAGTAAGATCAGCAATGGTAAAAGTAGATCCATTGCCGGTATCATAACCTATATTTTTTATAGCACTGCCAGACGTATCGTAAAGCGTGCCATAAATTCTCAAATTCTCTGACGAGGCATCGCTGTGCAATGTATATGTTCCGGGCAGTAAAAGCGTCATATACTGCGTTACAAAACCATAGTTTTGAGCAAAATACGAACCTCCAGTTGCAGTACCACTAACCGAAATACTGCCATCTTCATTTAACGCATACGTTATTCCATTGTTAGTTCGTCCAGGATACTTTACTTTTAGAAAATTCTTCCCCGTCCTCTGTATCTCTGCCCCCGTCCATCCGCTGATGGGTCTAATATTGGTGGGTGAGGGGTCTCCGGTTCCTGACTGATTAGGAATGATATTGACTTTCAGGTTCTTAACAGGGATGTTGTCAGCGCCATTATCAAAACTGAGAATAGAGGCATAGTCTGCTTCAATCTGAGGATAGAGTCCCAAAGTGTAATCTTTCACAAGCTCCACTCCGTTCATATAATCTGAGGGAATGCTGTCGAGAACAGCCTGACCTGCATTATTGATAGCTGTTACCTGAGACGCGCCTGCGGAGTTAATAGTGGCTGTCTGCTGAGAACCAATAGTTTCAAGGGCTGTTCTCTGTCGTGCAAGTTCAAGCGCGGTTGCGTTAGCTGTTGCCTGTGCTTCTGTGGCAACATTAGCTGCATTGTTTGCTGTAGTGATAGCCGCTCTTGCCTGTTCGTCAAAGCCCTGAGCCATGTTAAGAGCCTCAGACGCCTGCTGTTCTGCGCTAGTGATTCTCCCGTCAAAATTTGCCGCTGTTGCCTGTGCGGTCTCTGCGGCCTGTCGTGCGTTGTCTGCCGCGATCTGAGCCGCGTCTGCTTTAGTGGCGGCCTGAGATGCAAGAGCACCGCTAGCGTCTGCGCTAGACTGCGCGGAGTTGGCTGTAGTAAGCGCGTTTTCAGCGACAAAGGCCGCAGATGTTGCCGCGGTCTGAGCGTTAGCGGCTGAAGTCTCCGCGTTCTGTGCCTGTGTTTCTGCGGTCTGCAAACGCTCCTCATAGGTTGCGATGGTATTAGCGTTAGCCTCTGCTTTAACAGATAGCGTCTCTACCTTTTTCAGAATCCAGTCAAGATTCAGTTCATGATAGTTTGTAAAGGGAAATTTAAATGCCATGTTTTCACCTTCCTATTAAGTGTAGACAAGTAGACAAAAACGCGCCTTAAATGAGTTAATAATGATATTGTAAATATTGGTTTTTACTGATACATTAAGCTCTGCTTCCAGCATCTGCTGAGATGTGGTAACACCTATATTTCCATGTGCGCGGCCTGTGCGCGTCTCTGTGGTATTTTCCCTTCCTGAGCCTTGACTGTCCACACTGTTATTGCTCTGTGAGACGCCTGTATCTGTGCTTTGTTTAACCTGTGAATTCTCATTAAAGGCGTTAACATAATGCTCATCTGTAGTGGTTCCCTGACCGGAACTAGAGGCGTGAGTTGTTGAAGACGTAGAGCGGTTCCCTGTATTATCCCATTCTTCTATACGGTCATAATTTTCTAGCGGGTTGTATTCAGTAGTGATTGCTTTGTTCATCCGCTCCCATGTGGGAAGTTCTTTCATGCTCCAAACACCGATAAGCATTTTAAGAAATGCAGGTTCCGGATATAGAATCTCTAGTTCAGCACAGTCTAAAAGCAAATTCGACTTCAGGGTTGTTTCATCTACACCTTCAGGCAACTGAATTTCGTCCAGTATTGTATCGTCCATCTGATACAGGCCCCAGAGTGACAGAGTTCCCGTCATTTGGTTTAACCCTCCAATCTACAGAGATATTGAGAGAAAACATGGAATTTACACGTTCCGCGCAGTCCTTCAAACGTTCTAGCCAAAGTTCAGCGCGTGTTGACGTTTCAACATTATTTGCATTGACTTCATCGTCTGTCAGTCTTTCCCGCTTATCTGTGTTTGTGTTTGGTATGCCTAGATCAGTGCAAAATTCATTTTCAAGCTTTCGCAGATCAATAAGCAGATCAGATACGATGTAAGACTGCTTCAAATTCTCAGAGAACCATTCACAGGCTATTTCACCCTCATCATTTAGCAGAGTTTTATCTGCTACAACTGCGGGATTCCCTGCCGCTATTTGGTCATAGATTTTCTTGAAACTCTCAGAGGCGGCTTTATTCCCTGCAAAGAATATTTTGCTAGACTTGCTGTTAATTAAATTCATATCAACAGCCTCAGCCGCTAGTGCCATTTTACCGGAGTAGTATGATACTAGATCAAAAATACCCATGTAATTCCCCTGTAGCTTAAACAGTTCACACTCTTCATGAATGAGATAATCTCTGGTTTTAAGCAAGGGATTAGATACCATGAATTTTCTAGGGGCATAGAAAACATTAAAACCGTTAAGCGTTCCCCACTGAGGAATAACACCAAATTCCGGAGTATTGATAATACCCACATATCCCATGATATACAGGACATAAAGAAAATAGTCTTTATCCCATGTTTTAGGGATGTCATCCCACTTAAATACAGAGATTGCTTTCTCTGTGAGATAGCGCGCAAAATATGCCGCTGTCGCGTTCGTGTGGAGCTTTACAGCACCGGGAACTTTTATACTTTCTAGTATATTGGAAATCTGATAATAGTCAAACATTTTATTTACCTTCATTCCGCTCTTTAATTTTGAACAGTAACCATATTGGAAAACCTGATATTGGAGTGGGAGAGTCTTTAAGGATTTTATACCAATATACGGCCGCTGTTACTCTGTTTGTACTCCATGTACCGCGTTCGTAATTCCAGAACCACGCCTGCACCGCACGTTGTACAGTTGCTAGCTCTGTCGTGCCGTACAGCGGAAACTGTTTATACTCATCATATGTGTAATTGTAGGGCCTGTTAGGATTGATGAAGTATTGTCCGGAACTGACCGCAGTATCATCTAGGAAATTCAGTTGTGCATCTCCATCTGTTAACAGTCCTGCGCGATCTGAAAAGTTGGGGCCGTATCCTGAATAAGCATTACCGCCTGTGATATATTTGCTAGCAGGGTCCCACTGCGCTAAACCGTAGGCGTGAGCGGACTGTACATAAATATTAGGGTTGTCAACATTCAGTACATCATCCCCCTGCCATCTCCAAGGATTGTATCCACTTTCAGCCTCTACATTTCCCCATACTCCGCAGAATGCAAACAGGTTAAATCCACGTCTGGAAAGAACTTGATAGGCCGCTTGTGTGTTAGCTAGCGCCTCTGCACTATCACGTGCATAAGCGCCTGTAGCTTTACAGTTCCAACTCATTCTATATAAACACCGCCTTCAAGAAATGCTTTCACAGCCTGCTTTTCTCTGTCTGTTCCGGGAATGCCAAAGTCTGCATCTTTACAAAGACAAAATCCGCTTAAGGTTGACAGAATACGGGTTTTCATTAGTGGCCTGCCTGTATGACTGAAGTCCTCAGTCACAAGTGGAAGAAATCTTCCAGAAAGTGTGAGAGTCTGATTGGTAAATGCTGATGCGTTACCCTGAAAACCTGTGATCTCCGCAGTTGTCGTTGCCGCGACAGCTGTATTAAAGATATTACTTGCCTCTTGCTTTATGGTGCTGAGAGAACCGGAAAAGTCTGATTTCATTTTTGACCATGTTTCAGAAAGAGTCCCGACAAAGTTTTTAACTTTATCCATGTTCAATCCGGGAGATACAGGATTTTCGACAGTTCCGCCCATGCTCCCCAATTGACCGATCAGAGCCGCGCCTGCTACACCGCCTGCAACTTGTGGTGTTGCGATGTTGAAGAAATTTGTCTGAAGCGCCGCAGTGGGAACGTTAACGCCCACCTGCGCCTCAATTGTCCTGATAGGATTATTAAAGCCATTAACTGCTATATTCAATATACCTTTTCCCGTACACAAGTCTAAATCCACATAGCAGTCAAGTGTATTCCAACTTGCTATTGCTTCAGAATCTATGTTTATAGTCCCAAAGGGATAATAACGCAGAGTATACACAGCATATGGCGCTATGTTCAAATAATTACCTCTGAATACCGTTAGCGGATGACGGGGAATAGACAACATAGACGTTTTACGCACACGGAATGAAGTGTCAACTTTGCGCGCCGCCACAGGAAGATCAACACTATACCACCCGAAAAGTATATTAGCTACAGCCTCACCGCCCAGAGCGGTAACATCGGATACATTGATAGGTAGATACTGACAGCTAACAACATATTGAAACGGATTTACAAGAGCTTTCTGCAATCCTTCACTAATTTCTGAGGTATCAATATCTAACCATCCGCCGGGTTGGTATGTGAAGAGTTTTCTACAAAAATACTTAAATCCCACTGTGTTAAATGCGTAATATGTAACCGCTCCATTGCTACTTTCTTTATTGATGATACCCACAACATAAACACCCTCTGTATAAGCAAAGGGATTTTCTATCGCGCTAGACTGATATGTTGCTTGCTCTGCGGTTGTTGCGTATGTAGCGTCAGAGACATTTGGGTCATACAGGATATTCCCGTTATTATCATAGGTGGAGCGCAAAATATACAAGGGCTGTGATAGAATCGTGTCGCGGTATGAGGCTAAAACATCAACATGACATGTGGCGGCCCATACTCCTATACTATATGTCCAGTCATCTATAAAGTAATACCGGCTGAATTCGGGAATATAGCAGTAATTACAACTATATATGTTTTCTATTGCAGTTATACTAGAATCCAAAATAAGAACCGGATTTACCACAGAACAGCTATCATTCAGGGTGATGTTGCTTTCAAATTCAGCCGCCTGTAAGATAGGTTGCGCTGTGGAATTAGTACGTTTCTGAAATTTAAAAAAGTATGCTTTAAAAGCCATGTGTACACCTTCCTAAAATGCCCCACTCCTCTATGAGAGAAAGTGGGGCAAACATCAAAAGGGGGTAACTTAATCAAGAAGCAGAAGAATAGCCTTTTCTGTGTTGTCAGAAATGGTCTTCACCGTCATGTGATGAGCCTCATTCCAGTAACCACCGTCAATGTTGAGCGAAGTAGTGGCGGCCCACTGATTAGTGAATGCATAACCGAGAGCGTCTCTATCATGAAGAAGACCCATAATGCCGGTTTTGCTCTGAGCCGCACCAGTAGTGACAGCACCGCTGATATTGGTATAAACAGGAACCACATTAACAGAATCGGGAGACTGGATAGACTGCCAATAGTTTACAGTGTCGAAATTATCCTCTTTCAGATAATCGTCATTGTAAGTAGTAGAAAGAACCATTGACTTCATCTCTTCCACGAATGGAGCATAGAGAGCTACACGCAATCTTTCGCGAGGAGTGTGCCTGAGAATGGTTTTTCCTGTAATCTGCGTCTGGAATGCCGCCGATCTCTGCGCCATCATACGCGCAAGCACTCTCACACGTGCAAAGGCCCATCTCATAAAAGGCGCAAAGTTGTCAGGCTGATAAACTGACTCTTCGTCAAGAGAAAGACCTGTTTTTGCGTTGTATTCAGTGATGAGGTGAATCACACGCTGAGAGTTATTCTCTGCAAGCAGACCACCGATGAAATTTACCTGAATAGCGCGCGCGATTGCTTCCTTCCAGCTTTCCCTGTCGTTCTTGCGTTCGCCCATCTGCATAGACATAAACCGTCCGAATTCCTCAGGGCCTGAAAAGGCCACATCGAACTGATCTTTGAAGATGGTATAACGCTGTGCATATACACCCGTACCGTAAAAATTGGTCTGAAGCACATCCTGTTTGGAAATCTTCCAGTGATCTACAGATTCCCCGTTGCCATAGGGATTAGATACCTCTGTGGCGTCATAGGTTACAGGCCACAAAAATCTCTGGTCATCAATAGCGGCCTGTGCTACAGGCGAAAGCTTTCTAACGGCATTGCCAAATCTAGGCAAATCCATTTCAAGAGATGACAAAGGCGCGTTGTAATCGCGATAAGCAAACAGAGTTCTACTCCAAATCTGAGAAATGGCATTAATAACAGGATCATAGCCTGTTCTAAGCAGGGTCTGAGCAACTGCTACAAAGTCACTAGCATTTGTAATAGGTGCAATAGCTTTCTGTCCTGTTACCTGTTCAGTAACATTATTTACAATGGTGGAAATCTGAGAAATGGTAAAATCATTCATAGATGTATCACTCCTTTATAAATTTTTCAAAGCACCAACAAGTACATCCTCAGCAGATTCAATCTTTGTTTCTTTCTGCTCTGAGGTAGTGACATTCCTGCTCTGAATAGCGGCTGTCAGATTGTTAATGGCGGTCAGAATGTCAGAAGAACCACCAGACGCGGGCTTAGGTTCATTATTCGGTGCGGGTGGGTTGTCCTGCGGGGGTGTCTCACCTTCTGCAAGTGCTTTGATTTCCTCTTTAGTATAACCTAGCTTATGCAACTGTAAACGCTCTGAAATAGTCATATTATCCCCCTTATAATACAATGTTGATTATAATACCGTCATTAGAACGAATATCATACTCCACTTCTAAAGGCGGTTTTTTCTCCTCTACTTCGGGTAACGGCGACGCATTCATATCTTCCATTAATATATTTACAATGCCTTGCACAATATTGTAATTATATCCTGCGGCTATGACGCGCTGTTTTCGCTCTTCACCGTTTCCCCATTTACCAGCTATTATCTCTTTTGCTATGGTGTAATTATCCATATTTTCACCTCATAATAACAGGGCCTTTTGATGCGGACACATCATGCGCGGCCTTCCGGGCCTGTCCTATGCGCGGCCCTGTTATTTATTAAGTGTGTCGGATAAGTGTTGAAGCGCGAGAGTGTTATTGTTCAGCGCGTCAGTAATCTTGTTCATCTCTTCACGGTGACTTTCGCGCTCTTTCTCCATGATATAAAACATGTAGCAACACGCCGCAATCGGAAAACCGAGACTGCCTATCATCTGAATCAATGTTGCACCATCCACTTTCACCACCACCCTTCAATTATAAAATATAATACCCGTTTTCCTGCGTCAACCCCGGCTCTTCCATATGCCAAATTTAAAGGCCCTTTTTTCGCACCTTCTCCTAAAACGTCCATCTACCCCACCCTCACCCTAAAACGCGATCCTGCGAA